GAGGTTATTTATTAAAAATGTTAGGTAAAAATGGATTTTTAGAATTGTGGTTTAAAAATAAATAATAAAAATAAAATGAAAAAAAATCATCTTTTAATATTGATATTTATACCATTTGCTTTAATAGGTGGTTTATCATTAAGTTCATATTTAAGTAATAAAAAAAATAATTAAAATAAAAATAAAATGAAAAAGAATACAATGTATTTAATAGGTGGATTAGCGGTTTTGGGTGTAGGTTACTATATTTTGAATAAAAAAAATAATCAAAATAGTTCAACTGAAGATTATAGTAACGCAAGTGGAATGAGTACTTTTTTTCAACAAGTATCAGATAGAAATATAGACAATTTTGCAAAAGCAAATATGATTACTTGTAAAAGATTAGATGGTTCTTATTATCAAGAACAACAAGGTCGTAAATGTATTAATGGTGTAGTACAAGTTTAAAAATGGGTTATAAAATATTACCATATTCTTATACACAAGCTAAAAGATTGGGAGTTGAAATTAAACCTTCAACTAATATCTTAAAAAAAATTGATGTGTTCAAAAATGGTATTAGAGTTGCTCGAATAGGTGCAAGGGGTATGAAAGATTATCCTACTTATTTGGAATACGAAAAAAGTGGTTTGTTTCAAAAAGGTTACGCTAATAATAGGCGAAAACTTTATAAGGAACGACACCAAAAAGACAGAAAAGTAAAAAATAGTAATGGTTGGTATGCCGACCAAATATTGTGGTAAATGGCGTTAGTATTTGAGAATAAAGTTCCAGCATCGTACCGAACAGACTTTGTAAATAAAGTTAAGGATATTTCGGCTAAATTAGGTATTGACCCAAATTGGTTGATGGCTATTATGTATTGGGAAAGTGCTAAAACATTTTCACCAAGTATTCAAAATCCCTCAACTAATGCAACTGGTTTAATTCAATTTATGCCAAGTACCGCAAGAGGTTTAGGAACGAATACAACTGATTTAAAACAAATGAGTGCGGTTCAGCAATTGGATTGGGTTTATAAATACTATTCAAGTTACAAAAATAAGTTGAAAAGTTATGTTGATACTTATTTCGTTACATTTTTTCCTTTAGCAGTAGGCAAACCTGATAATTTTGTTTTAAAAACAAGTAATTTGTCCGCTTCATTAATTGCTAACCAAAATCCAGCTTTTGATGTTGATAAAAATAAAATGATTCAAGTTTGGGAAGTAAAAAAAATAATGCTTGAAAAGTTACCGAGTGAGTGGTTAAATAATGGTAGTTTTGGATTACTTGTAAAATCTTACAAAGGTTATTTAATATTAGGACTTTCATTAATAGTAGGTGGTTTTGCTTATTATTATTATAAAATTAAAAAATAAAATATGTTAGTGTCAGATTTAAAACAAGACGAAGGCGAAATTAAAAAAGAAGTAAATTCAGCTATACATAAACATTTATCAACTGTATTTGTAGTTGTAGGTATTATATCTTTTTCTTTTGGTATAGTAGTAAATTATTTAACAATTAAAAGATTGAACGGAGGAGGTAAAAGCTAATGAAAATATACGGAACAGTAGTTGATAGTAAAGGAGAACCTTTACCTTTGGCAAACATTACAATTACAAACGGTACACAAGCTAAAAAGTTTGGAACGTCAGCAGACATAGATGGTAACTTTAGTTTAGATAATGCAATTATTGATAATAATTCTATATTTGAAGTTAGCTATTTAGGTTTTAAAACTAAAACATTAAAACCAAAAGATTTGCAAGGTAAATCAATTACTTTGGAAGATGCAAGTCCAATTGAATTAAGTGGCGTAACAGTTTTCGGTAAACCATTACCTAAAAAAGCATCAAACACTTTAGCAAATTTCAAAGAACACTTATCAGCACATAAATACGTTTATGCTGGATTGGGTGGATTAGTTGGAATATTATTAATAACATCAACAATAAAAAAATAAAAATGGAAGCAGAAGTAACGGTGGCAACACCAACGCCAACACCAGCACCAGCGGTAGCAACGCCAACACCAGCGGTAGCACCTACAACTACACCTACTTTTGAAGAAGGCGGAGCATTTGAAGGTAAAGCAAAAGGAAGTTGGAAAATGGTAGATATACTAATTATGGCACTATGGATTGTAGTTCCAATTTACGGTATTATGTATTACAGAAAAGCAATAAAAAAACTCGATGAACAACCGAGTGCAGACGAATTTGACAATATGAGTGGCGATATTGAAGAAATCAAATACAATGTTCAAAAAGCGTTAGGTAAAAAATATCAAAAAACGTAGTTATGACCACATATAAATTAAAAGATGACTTTGTAAATGGAGTTTTGCCTAATAATGGTAAACCAAATATATTATTTAAAAAAGGCGATGTAATTCAAGGAGAACAAATTACAAGATTTATTTTCAATGCAAATACAAAAGGAATTAATGCTAAACCTACTGTTATAGGTGCAAGAGTAGAAAATGCAGATGGGTTAGTATTTATACCGCTTCAAAATGTTGAAATTATAACAAACGTAAGTGATAATGTTGGAGTTGCTATATCAAAAAATCAACAAAATGAGCAACTTGCAAAAGTAGGAGATGTATTGACCGCAGAAGATAAGTTTTATGAAACTTTAGGTATTAAATATCATAATACTCACATGTTTGGTCGCCCTTCAAGAACAAAAGGCAGACTTTTAGTATTGGTATTTTTAGTAGCTGGTTATTTGGCATACAAAAAATTTAATAAATAATTTAATAAATAAGATTATGAAAAATATGACATCAATTCACATAGCATTATTTGGCGGTGGAGTAGTAGTAGGTTACTTGCTTTGCAAGTTTATGAAAAAATAAGATTATGGCAGATACACAAACAAGTGGTGCAAATCCCGATTGGCTAAAAACAACTACAAGAAATCGTAGGAATTATTTTGAAAATAAAAATATAGATTTTACAAAAAATAAAGTATTGTGTAATGATGGTACTTATGCTTATGATATAAGTTCCCCAAATGCAACATTTGATTATTCAAAAACTTGTTTAAATCACGGGGGTAAAGCAGAAAATAAACAAACACAAAATGAGGGTAAACCGAATTTATCAACACCAACAAAAAGCATAGGTTCTGAAACACAAAATACAGATTCTAAAAATGAAAAAACAAGTGGTGCATATAATAAAAATTTGATTATTGCATTAGTTTTAGTAGTTGGTTATTTCGCATACAAAAAATTTAATAAATAATTTAAAAAATAGAAATTATGGCAAAAGCGGTAAATGGGTATTTCAAAGCAATGTTGGAAGCCAAAAAGAAAAAATCAGCATCGTTTACTTATAATGGTAAAACTTATGTAGCTTCAAAAACAAAAACTGGCATTACAGTATATAAAGCTAAATAAATGCAAAGTAGAGGTTTAGGCGATACAATAGAAAAAATAACTACCTTTACGGGTATTAAAGCAATTATCGAAAGTATAAGCGTAGATTGTGGTTGTCCGTATCGTAGAGATTGGCTAAATGGTAAAGTGCCTTACAACACGAATACACACAAAAAAATATTAAATTTTTTTAAGAAATAAACTATGGAATTTAACGAATTAAGCTATGGAAATCCAACTGTTGAACAAAAACATATACTTGATAACAACTGTATTGTAGATGATTTGTTTGATAAATTAAAATTAAATATTTGTCCTTTAAACGATTCTGAATTGGTAAAAGACGAATTAAACGAAATTGTAGATTGTTTAAAAACAATGCAAGAAGTAGATAATTTAGATTATCTAAAAAGATATAAGGCATACGATAGGAATTTATTACAAATAATAAATACCACGTTCAAGCAAAAAGGAATTGACGTAGATAGTTTGACAAAAAGTATATTAGAAGATACTGAAAATCTAATTATGAAATTAAAATTTTATTATAATAGACCAAGACCTTATCAGTTGGCAAACTATTATAAATTAAAATTGTTTCCATATAATAGTTACGTTGCTTATACACCATCGTTCCCTTCGGGTCATACAGTACAAGCGTATGTAATTCTAAATGTAATTTCAAGTAAATATCCAACTTATCATAGCTATTGTAAAGAAATTATTGATGATGTTGCTTATAGTCGTATTTATATGGGCGAACACTATCCGAGTGATAATGATTTTGCAAAAGTTATAGGTAAAGAAATTTTGAAGCACCCAGAATTTACTAAAAAATACGGTATATAATGTTGCACCCAGAATATGATTTACAAGTAGTGGTATGTAGATATTTGTCGTACCAATATAGTGATATTGATTTTATGTCTGATACTATTGCAAATTTGAAATTGACTAAAATGCAATCGGTTAGAAATAGAAACATTCAAAAAAATGGTTTTAAGACACCAGATTTAATTATCTTTGAAGCAAGAAACGGTTTTCACGGATTATTTATAGAATTAAAAGTTACAACGCCATTTAAAAAAGATGGCACAATTAAAGCAAGTACAAAAGACCATTTAAAAGGTCAATTGGAAACAATAGAAAAATTAAACGCTAAAGGATATAAAGCGTGTTTTGGAGTTGGATTTGAACAAACTAAAAATATAATTGATGAATACCTAAAATAACAACAAACAATGAACCAAGAAGCAACTAACAACATAACAAGCGTTTTAACGGAACTCAATAAAACGATTAACGTAATAGGAACGGAACGACTTATCGAAATCCTTGTTTATTCTCGAAAAAACAATATCTTAATTACAACCGACCAAATTTTAGAAGCAGAAAATATTATAAATATTGTATGCGATGAATTTGAAATGACTTTAGACGAATTTTATTCAGCAAAAAGAAAAAACAACAGACGAAGTGCAATAGGCGTTTGTGCTATGTTTTTACAAAATAAAGTCAAACTTGATAATTCAAACATATCTTTTATTTTAAAAAAACCTCAAAACCTTACTTCTATTTATAAAAACGAAGTAGTATCTTTGAACGCTTTGCACCCAGTGGATAGGAAAATTTTAGAAAAAATAACAAACATAAACAACAAATTAAATACTTTGACAAATGAGTAACCAAGAAACAGAACAAATTTACGCAGAAGTAGTAGAAACCGTAGATAACGATTTTTCTCCATTAGATGCACCCGTAAAGCAAAGAAGCTATACGCAACATAAAATGGATGCACACCAAGTTATGCCAGAACTTGAAGAACCAAATTTTCAAGCACCTTCATATACCGATTTTGACGAACCTACTGAAACTGAAAAAGAACCAGATAGAGTTTTCAACGAAGCATATAGCGAGTTAGATGGCAAAGAAAAAACTATGGGTGCGGAAATGATGGCAGAAATGACTTTGGACTTGTACGAAAAAGGTTGTGGATTGTTAGGCAAAGTATCAGAATTATCAGAAACAAAATTAGACAGATTAATTGACGAAGGCGAAATTAATCCCGATATTACATTAGCTACTGAAAGTGGCGAAGTACCAATCAAAGAATTTGCAGTTGAATATAACGAAAGTATAAAAGAAGCATTTTTTGTAACAGATGAATTTAAGGAAAAGGTAAAACCACCATTAATTCGTGTATTTAAAAAACGTGGAGTTGGTATGACCGATGAGCAATTATTGGCATATTACTTTATTACGGATTTAGGCACAAAAGGAGTACAAGCGTTTATGTTAAGAAAAACCGCAAATAGCATTGTAGATTCACTTAAACAAAATACTATTGCTATTAGAGAAAGTCAAGGGGT